CGCTTGTTAGTCAGATCTAATGCGGGTTCACCTTGAGCAAGATCCCCAGACGTTGGTGCGCCAGAACCATTCTTAAGTTTAATCGTGGTCATTAATAAGTTCCCCCGTCAATCGTTGACAGTGTAGTTGCAATGGATGTTGTACCAGAGCCTGTGATAGCTCCAGTCAGAGTAATGGTTTCGTTGCCAGTTATGTAGCTTTGAAGGTCACTAATTTGTGACTCAGTAACCGACAGTGCCGCTTGGTGTTGCGTTACCGAAGACTGCGTAATGTTAGCGTCCGGTACGTTAGCCCATGTTACTGCTGTAGATAGGTCATTAGTTTCAGTAAAGCTAGTTAGATAGCCAGCACTAGCATGGTTGCCCCAGCCGTGTGCCGTGTCAGCCTTAGTGCCCTGTGCCGCAGTAGCATAATCAGCAGAGTCAAAAGCCTTAACCTGTGCAAGGTTAGTCACCTCTGAGTCCATCAGGGCACCAGCCGCTGTAACATTGGCTGTGTCCGTTACGTCTGCTGAAGCTTCGACACCATCTAGCTTGGTGCCATCTGTTGCTACGTCACGACCATCAACAGTACCTGTAAGTACCACATTACCCGTGATGTTGACGTTACCCGTGCCTGTAATGTCGTTGCTGTTTAGGTCTAAGTTACCGCCTAGCTGTGGGCTAGTGTCACCAATAAGATCTGGGTTAATAGTGTTCCACGTGGAACCATTATAAATTCTTGTACTTCCGTCACTAGTATTGAAGTACCAATCACCTGCCGTTACCGCATTACCATTACCATCAACAGTCGGGTTACTAGACAGTGCGCCAAGATACAAACCATCAATAGCTTCTTTGGCTGACTCAGCCGCTGTTTGCGCGGCCTCTGCCGCAGTCTGTGCAGTCTGAGCCGCTGTTGCACTGGTTGCCGCGCTAGTTGCTGACGTACTGGCAGAAGTGCTAGCAGAAGCGGCAGAAATGGCAGAAGTTGCGGCCTCACTAGCCTTGGTTGTGGCAGTAGTGGCTGATGCAGATGCGTTAGTTTCAGCCGTTTCGGCGTTTGTCTCAGCAGTTTCTGACGCTGTTTTAGCGACCTCTGCCGCAGATTGAGCTGTTTCTGCCGCTGTCTTGGCTGTCGTAGCAGAACCCTGGGCCGCTACTGCCGCATTCTCCGCAGTCTCAGCATTGGTCTCCGCTGTCTCTGCGTTAGTCTCTGCGGTCTCCGCATTAACCTGAGCAGTCTCTGCCGCCGTTTTGGCTACTTCAGCCGCCGCTTGCGCAGTTTGTGCGGATGTTGCGGACGCCGCCGCTTCATTTGCTTTTGTAGAGGCTCTAGTCGCTTCAAGTGCTACCTCAGACGCATACGTGTCCGTACTAGCATCGCCAGATCCACCTGTACCACGAAATAACGCCATCTGAAGCTCCTACAAAAGAAAAGGAAAAGGGGCCTTGCGGCCCCGTGATTTCATTACTCGGCTACTGCGAGTACAAAACCAGCTTCAGGACGATACACCTGAATACCATACAGGCAATCAGCCGTGTACAGAGTCGAGAGGTATTCCTGCTTGTACTGAGTCTGCGAGCGAACTGCTTGCTGTTCCGCCATGACGATTGCGTCAGTGTGGAACAAAAGAGCCGCACGAGTATCAGCAGATCCAGCCGTGTTGTCTCCAGCCGCTTCGATAGTACGGCAGTTAGCTGAGACATAAACGTCTACACCGTAAAGGTTACCGATCAAGCCAGAGTTAACAGCTTGGCCCGATACGAAGTCAGAAGACACGTAACGGTCGATACCCATGATGGTGTTACGAACAGAAGGTGGGATGATGAGTGAACGTCCGTCCATAGGTACGTTGTTATCATCAAGCTTCTGGATCATGTCACGGAAGAACGCATCGGTAAACACGTCAGCAGGAACGATAGTATCGTCAGTGTACTGAGTAGTTGTACCGCCATCGTTGAAGAAACAACCAGAGTGCTGGTAATCAGTTTCTGCTGGGCTGAATACAACAGCACCACCGTCACCAAAACCAGTACCTGCCGCGTGGAGATCGTTATCAATCTGCACAGCAAGCGCATAACCAGCATCTTCAGTATAGAACTGACGAAGGCTAGAAAGTGCTTGTACTTCTACGATGTCTTCGATTAGACGTGAGTATTCGAAGTGACGGTCGATATCAACAGTCAATTCGCCTTCGGTGTTTGCGATAATTGTTACCGCAGTGTCAGCCGCTTTCGCATTCGCATCACCACGTGCGGGCTTTGGAATGTGAAGCTTGTCGCCTTTCTTACCTGACATAGCAAGCTTTTTAACAAGCGGAGCCATCTTCAGGTTCTTTTGGTAAGCGGCAATAATTTCGTCTGACCAGATTTCTGGTACGAAAGTATCCGCCTCTGACTTCGCGGTAAAACCAGCCGCGCCTGGGTAAGTTGCAGTAGCCATGTCAAATCTCCTTTAGATTATTTGACTCGACCCTCTTTATAAGCTTTTAGGATTTCATCCGCCATAGCGTTATAACGTACAGGATCGTTGTTTTTCAGTTTAATTAAGTCGATCCGACGATATTGCTTCTTACGAGACCCCTCGCCACTGCCACGTGCATTGCCTGTATTGGCAGACTTTAACTGCTGTTTCCGCACCTGCTTTTCAGCATTTGCAGTTTGCTCAGCTACTGACTTACGATCTTTCCATAACGAAAAGAGTTCATCAGCGGCTTCAGCATCGTAGTCGCGATCCGCCTGTACAAACAATTGAGTCCGAATTTTGGAGACTTTGATCCACTCTGAAAACTTAGGGTCATTCAGAATAGTGTTCATATCTGGATGCCTATTGTTCAATTCAGCCATTGCTGACTGTTTTTTGTAGTTTGCTGAGTATTCTTCTGCCGCCTTAATTTTCGGATGATTCTCAATTGCACGATTAACAGCACCTTGAGGATCCGTAAAGTAATCAATATCACTTTCGGGCTCAACGTTCTGTTTAGGTGCAGATTGTGTTTGAGTAGTAATGTACTCATCCACGACCTTGCGAAGTTCACCGACTTCCGCAGAGTGCCGACTCATCACCTGCTCTACTTCTTGGTGCATCTGAACAACTTCTTTCAGAGATTTACCACGGTATTTCTCTGGAACATTTTGCTCAGTGTCTTGCTCTACTTCATCTTGAGGTTGCTCAACAGCTTCAACAGATTGCTCTACTTCAGACTCTTGAATCTCGTTTACTTCACTATCAATGCTGTTCACATTATCCTCTTCAGGGTGCGAATCAATCATTGTTGCTCTAGACATATTAAACTCCGTGAACTAAGTCATTATGGAGATTTAGGTTTCCTGCCAGCGGCTTCATGTTCTCGTACCCACTTCATGTGACGACCCGGAAAGTCCCCACTTGATCCGTCGAGTACGCACTTAGGCGCTGACAGCATTTTAGTAGCATCGGATCCGCAGTCGCACCTACTGACTGTTTCTCCACTGCGTACCATCTTTTCAAATACATGACCGTTTTTACAACGGAAATCATATATTTTATACATCAAGCTCTTCCTGAGCTTCCGCCTCGGCTTGGTCTCGCGCCGCAGATATCGTCCCCTCAAGGTTGATAACTGTAGCTAATGCGGCAACCTGGCCTTTGCGATAAAACAATTCTTCCTGATCTTTGACGGTTTGAAGGTCTGCTAGCTGTCTAGCATTGTTACCTAGCTCTTCAATTAACTGCTTAAAACCCGGATGGCTAAAAAGCATATTGTAGTTGTCAAAGTACTCCTCAAGTTCAGGTGTCATATCTCACTCTCTCTTTGGTTGTTTTGTGCGTTTTAGCACGGTTTTTAAAAAATGTCAGGCTTTTTTGGTGGTCTTACGTCTCCGACCAGAAGCCGTAACAGCATGTTTGATCTTGGCTGGCCCAGTCTTTCGCTTTGCCGAGGATTTTTTTTCTGCCGCAGTCATCTTCGCCGCAACAGCTTTAGGGCGACAAGAAGGGTAAGGACGCTTGCTTTTCTTAGCCGACTTACGACCACAAGACTTACCCGTTTTAACGTCTACCCAATCCTCTTTAAACCACTTAGTTAGCCCGCCTTTTGTTTTAGCCATAAGTCCCACCACGTTTTTTGTAGGTCTTAACTAACCATGCGTTAGCGTACGCGCTGGGGTAAACGTCAAACTTACGCTTGGCCTCAGACTTAACCCGCGAGTAAAGAGCTTTGTTCTTTACGTTATCAGGTATGGCGCTTTTCTTTTTAGGCTTTGCCTTTGCTTTAGGCATGACTACTTCTTCTTTTTGTTCTTCTTGTTAGTCAGCATGCGCCCATTACGCTTAGGCATAGCAGGCTTCTTCTTTGGCTTAGTTGTCTTCATTCCGTAACCGGGCATAACGCTCTCCTTACTTTTTATGAACCTTCTGAACCGCAAAATCTGCTGACTTGGATCCGCCCTTGTGTGGCTTATAGCCGCCAGATGGATCTTTCATCAGCTTGTACTCTTTACCTTTCTTCATCCAGTGATAACCGTCAGGTGCTTTAACTTTCATAGCCTTTACCATTTGACCTTATGCGACCAATAACGCGCAGATAGTTTACTGGGATTTGAGTCCTGGGCATTGTGCCGGGCGTAGTAACTCTTTTTTCGCGCTTTGTCCTTTGCGCTCTTAGGACTTTTGCCTGCACCTTTTACACCCT